TTAACTTTCATGTTCATGGACATATGTGGATTCACCCCCATAAGCGAACACTACATGAAACAGGACGACCCCGAAGGATTGGTAGAACTAATTAACAAGTTCTTAGACATGCAAACAAAGATAATCCTAAATAATAATGGAACAATCGACAAGTATATGGGTGATTGTATTATGAGTTTTTGGAATGCACCTTTAGATTGTCCCGACCATGCCGAGATGGCAGTCAAGTCTGCAGAAGAAATATTAATCGCAACCAAGGAACTTAATGAAGAACTCAAACCACTCGGCCTCCCTCCTATCAATGTGGGTATTGGCATTAACACTGGTGAGTGTATCGTTGGAAACATGGGGTCAGAACTTAGATTTGACTATTCCGTCATTGGAGATGCCGTCAACCTTGGTGCTAGACTCGAGGGACAAACAAGAAATTATGATGGGGTGGACGTGTTGTTGGGACAAGAAACATATCTCCAGTGTCCAAACAGAACATTCACTAAAGTCGATTCAATTACAGTTAAAGGAAAATCAGAACCAGTCGTGGTTTACACTATCTGAACAACCTAGTAATCTTCAGTGGACTGCATTTATAACACTTCAACTTGCAGATATCTATACCACATATCGTGGTCTCAAATATGATTGTGTCAAAGAACTAAATCCTTTCCTTGGTGAATCACCTTCAGTTCCACAAATGTTTGCATTTAAGACTGCAATTCTCATTCCTGCTATAAATTCAGATATTAAAAATGAGAGGATAACACCATACGATATGAATCAGATGAACTTCTTAATGTCTATGGTGATTGCAAGTAATTATCATATATTAAGTAATGCAAAAGAAAGATGCAGAAAATTATAAAAACCCCTTGAAATTTCAAAAAAAGTCCTTATAATAGTAGTATGGTGTTATAAATACCATTGTGATGCCCATTAGGGGTCACATAACAATAACTTGCTTAATAAAGGAGAAAACTATGACTATCTATGACGATGTCTTCGGGAAATCATTCCCATTCGCAATCGGGTTCGACAGAACTCTTCAACTACTAGAACGTGCAAACGCACCTTCTAATACTAACTATCCACCTTACAATATTGTAAAACACGATGCAGAAAATTTCAGTATCGAAATGGCAGTGGCTGGATTTGATAAGAAGGAAATATCTATTTCTAAAGAAAAGGAACTTCTTACCATTGAAGGAAAAATTGATAAGGAAGATGAACTGGAATATGTTCATAGAGGATTAGCAACACGTTCATTCAAAAGAACATTTACACTTGCAGACGATATTGAAGTCAAAGGTGCAGATATGAAGAATGGTGTTCTAAGTGTTAGTTTGGAGAGATTAATCCCCGAAGAAGACAAACCTCAAGAAATCAATATTTCTTAAAAAACCCCTTTACGATACACCTGTTATATTGTATAATAGGTGTATCTTTATATAAAGGAGATTATTATGATAAATGTAGGAGATACACTTCCGAGTGTTAACTTACCAGTGAGAGTTGAAGGGGAGTTTAAAACATTAAACACAACTGAACAATTCGCAGGGAAAAGAGTAGTGATATTTGCACTGCCTGGAGCATTCACACCAACATGTTCAACTTACCAATTACCTGGCTTTGACGAGAAATTTTCAGAGTTTAATGAGAAAGGTGTAGAACAAGTTTACTGTTTATCAGTAAATGATACATTCGTAATGAATGCATGGTTTGAATCCCAAAATATTCAGAATGTTTATCCGTTGCCTGATGGTAATGGTGAGTTTACTGAATTACTTGGTGCTTCAGTAGCAAAGGCAAATGTAGGATTTGGAATAAGGTCTTGGAGATATGCAATCGTTGTAAACGATAATGTTGTTGAAAAGGTCTTTACAGAAGAAGGACAATCTGATAATATAGATTCAGACCCTTATGAAGTATCAACGCCAGAAAATGTCCTTGCAAACATCTAAACTCTATTCGGTTCTTAAAGAACACTCAAATGAAGTAGGATTGCCTATAATGGATAATCCTACTTTTGAGTCTATTACTAACGAATATGGTAAAGAACATTTTCGTGAAGTCTTATCAGAATACATTGCAACTGAAAGACCTCCATTCCCATTTAAAGATATATCAAAAGAAAAAATGAGAAAAACATTTCTCGCACTTAGGGATTCAGACCCATATAAAAGTATGACTGCAAAGAAAGACTTGCAGAAAGAGGTGTTAGAAAAATATGACGATTACAAATACAATTTTCAAGAATACGGATTAGGTTTTATAGATGCACCTTCTGTATATAATGATGCATCTAATTACTTTCACCAAGACTTAAGACTTGCATGTGGAAGTTATGGTTTTAAATCACCAGTAGAAGTTTGGACTGAAGGAACTGCAAAACAAATATGGAGTTGTTTCGGGCCTATGTGGAGAGGAATCAATGGTGTAAAGAAAGTAGAGATAGAAGGTAAAGAAGAACTAAGAGGTGGACAACTTAATGAAAAAAGTTATATCTCTGCATTCAGATTAGGAACCTATATTGCAACTCAATTTAAACCCAATGTTGCAAGAACAATCTATTCAATGACTAATGCAAATACAGTTTTAGATACTTCATGTGGTTGGGGAGATAGACTATGTGGTTTTTATACATCTAATGCAAATCATTATGTTGGTTGTGACCCGAACCCAAACACATTTGAAAGATACAAAAAACAATGTATAGAATATGAAAAAATTCTTACAGGAAAAACACCCAATATATTAGAACAAGATGATTACTTTTCTTGCATAGGTTTAAAGAAAGTTGAGATATATAGATGTGGTGCAGAAGATTTACCATATGATAAATTACCACCTATAGATTGTTCATTTACTTCCCCACCATATTTTTCAACAGAAAGATATAATGAAGGTGGAGAACATTCAGAAGACCAATCATGGTCAAAGTTTAATGAGTATGACCAGTGGAGAGATGATTTTTATTTACCAGTATCACAAAAGTCATTTGATGCACTTAGTGATAAAGGTGTAGTGTTAGTAAATATACTAGACCCTAAGATACATGGAACTAGATATAGGTCGGGAGACGAACTTTGTGATATGTTAAGAAATAATTTCTTAGGTCAACTTGGTATGAGAATCATGCAAAGACCACAAGGTAAGGCAGTATTCAAAGACGAAGATGGAAACTTTGATAAAGAGGCCATGGACGAATTTATGAATAAACTCTACATGGAAAATGTTTGGTGTTTTAGTAAAGACACTTCAATAGATTTATTTGAAAGTGTAAAGGTAAGTACACTTGAGAGTTTCTTTTGAAACAATTAGATATCCATTTATCCACTCAACTTATCAATCCTATAAAAGAGTGGTGTGAAAACAATACAGACTTTGCACCAGTAGTGACCAAGTTTAATAAACAAGGACAATGGACTGCAATATCTCTCAAAGGATATAGTAGTGACCCAAACCAAATAGGAAAAGGTGGTGTATTAGGGACAACAGGTGTAGACGAATTACAAACTACACCCTTATATGACCTACTAAATATAGATAAGATATTAGAATATATTCCTGCAGAGACTGAAAGAGTCAGACTCATGAAGTTAAAGGCAGGGACTAAGATATCTAAACACACTGATAAAGTGGATAAGGATATTAAAAGTGGTAAGGTAGTAAGACTACACATACCTATAATTACAAATGAAGATATAACTATGAAGACATGGTTGACTGAAGGATTAGTCGACTTTAAGATGTCAGAAGGTGAATGTTGGTGGTTAGATGTTTCAAGACCACATGCAGTAGAAAACAACTCTGATATAGATAGAGTACACTTAGTTATTGATGTATATAATAATGAGAACATAAATGTATAAAGTACAGGAATCAGATTTCGATACTATTTGGGATATATTCCAAGGTGCAAAGGAGTGGTTTCCTCATGTAAGAAAATCTCATTGTAGAGTTAGAATATCTAGAAGTCAAATGATTCTAGAAGACGGTGTTCTTATCACATATCATAAAAATAAATCAAATAGAAAAATAGGATTTGACACTGATGTAAAAGTAGAAGGTGGCTGTCATATTTTACATCAAATAGTAAATTCAAAAATTGGTAATGGAAGTGCAGAGAAAGTTATAAAAAGATTCTTTGACTATGTAGATACTAATGTGTATCTTACAGTTCGTGCAGACAACATTCCTGCAAATAAGTTCTATAAAAGAATTGGAATGGAAGATGTTGGATACATAAACTGGTCTAAAGGTGAAATGAAAGGTACGGTTTGGAAACATGTTATTCGGTAGTTTATATAGAGTGGTGGAGAATCCACATGAAAATGATGCAGGGATTGAAATTCTCGAAGGAGAGTATGAAGGATTGGTATACCAATACGGAAAGGTTCAGTTTGTTGAGGGTAAGAACCATTTAAACTTTCAGAGAACAATAAGACGGGTTCCTAAAAAAGGTGGGACTGTAGAAGAACTAAATAATAACGAAGAATTGGAACAGATTATGGGTGATATATTAGTTGAACTCATAGACGAACAAAGGAAAAAAGAGAATGAACAAAGAGATACTAAAGGAACAGATTAAAAGACATGAGGGAGAAGTCCTCGAAGTTTATGCAGATTCACTTGGATATTTAACACTAGGTGTTGGACATCTAATTAAAGAAGGTGATGCAGAACATGGTCAACCTGCTGGAACTCCAGTGAGTCAAGAAGTAGTAGATACATACTATGAATCCGACTTTGACAAACATGTAGAAGAAACTATTCATGTATTTGAATCAAAAGGTGGAGAAGATTTCTATGCATTACCCGAAGACATTCAACATGTTCTAATCAACATGACATTCAACTTAGGTGGAACAAGATTCAGTAAGTTTAATAACATGTGGAAAGGTGTTGTTGCATGTGACTGGGAAAAGGTTGCAATTGAAATGGAAGACTCCAAGTGGTTTGGACAAGTTGGTAGAAGGTCGATAGAACTACAGGAACTTGTCAGAAATGTTAAATAAAGATATACGTGCAGTAAAACTAATTGGTGGAGAAATCGTAATAGGTTTCTGTACTGAAAAAAAGTTAGGTGGTAAACTTCTTATAGAAGAAGCACAAGAATGTTTAGTTCAAATAATTGACGGTAAAATGGAAGTAGAACTTGCACCATGGCTACCATTTGCAATGGAGTATAACTTTGAAATAAGTAAGAGTTCAATCATAACGGTTTTCAAAGTAAGACCTAATTTAGAAATTAACTATAAGAAAAATACAGGTAATAAGTAATGGGAAGAGAAACACTATTAAAAGCATTAATGAGTCAATACCAAGGTGAAATGGATATCGCAATGGCAAACATTCATGTTTACCAAAATAATCCTGTAGGTATTGGTGAACACCCTGATGTCGCAGAAGCACTAGATACTCAAATCGAAAGATACGCAAACGCAAAAGAAAAATATGACGCAGTTGGTGACATATTAGGTATCCAAAATGACGGTAAAACCACATTGACAGAATAGTCCAATTGTAGTATAATTACTACATGGATTTCTATACAAATGTCTGCCGAACCCGTGACAAAATTCTAATCACTGGGTATCAAGGAAACAAAAAACAAAAACTATCGGTCTCATACAGACCAAAACATTTCGTACCTTCAAAGAAAGGTGACACTGCACATAGGTCATTAGACGGAAGACCACTTGAAGTTGTTGAACTCAACTCAATGGGTGGTGCAAGAAAGTTTAGAGAACAGTATGCAGGAACCCAAGGGTTTGAGATTCATGGATATGACCGATATATCTATACCTATATTGCAGATAAGTGGCCAACAGAAGTTGAATGGGACTACAACAAAGTTAAAATTGCAACACTTGACATTGAGTGTGAATCAGAAAATGGATTTCCCGAACCTTCCCTTGCACAAGAGAAAGTCAATGCAATAACAGTAAAACCATTTAGACACAATTCACACACATTTGGTATTGGTCGTTGGGACGAGTGTCCTAGTAATGTTGTTTACTATGAATGTAAAGACGAGGCACACTTACTAGAAGAGTTTATAAAACACTGGAGAAAGGCCTCTTACGATATCATTACAGGTTGGAATGTAGATTCATTTGATATCACTTATCTCTGTAATCGTATTGATAGATTATTTGGAGAAGACCAACACAAAAGATTATCTCCATGGAACATGTCTGATGTCAGAGAATACACTACACAAGGATATCAAAAGAATCAACAGTACACTTTATATGGAATCAATGTTATTGATTATATGGCAATGTACAAACAGAGAACCTTTGTCAATCAAGAATCGTATTCACTAAATCATATTTCACATGTTGAATTGGGTTCTGCAAAGTTAGACTATTCAGAACATGGTTCATTGCATGGATTGTATAAGAATGATTACTCTAAGTATCTTGCATATAATGTACAGGACGTTGTTCTCGTAGAAGAACTAGAGGAGAAACTTGGACTTATGGAATTGACCATGACCATGGCTTACGATGCAAAGTGTAATTACTCTGATACTTTTGGAATGGTAAAATATTGGGAAACTATTATATACAACTTCCTTAAGAAACAGAATATTCAAACACCACCACAAAGACTTAAACAACAGACTAAAACCCATTCTATTGTTGGTGCATATGTAAAGGAACCTCTCGTAGGTAAACATGATTGGGTTATGTCATTTGACTTGAACTCACTTTATCCACATTTAATTATGCAGTTCAATATCTCACCCGAGACAATGATTAAAGGTGGTGCAAGAATGGACGTTGACATTCAAAAAATGTTAGACGGAGAGTCAGAGTTATCTTCATTGAAAAAGACTAACAGAACAGTTGCACCTAATGGAGTAATGTTTAGTAGAGAGAAACAAGGATTCCTTCCTGAACTTATGGAAACATTCTATGACGAACGTAAGATGTGGAAGAAGAAGATGATTGCATATCAACAAGAGAAAGAAGTTTGTAAAGAACCTAAACGAAAGAAAGAATTAGAGAGTCTTATCAAACGTGCATACAACAATCAACAGGTTAGAAAGATTGCACTTAACTCTGCATATGGGGCTCTTGCAAATCAATACTTTGCATTCTTTGACCCTAACCTTGCAGAAGGTATTACTATGTCGGGTCAGTATGTTATTAAGACTGCAGAAAAAACAATAAACAATTGGATGAACAATGTCCTTAAAACAGAAGAAGAAGATTATGTTATTGCAATGGATACAGATTCAGTTTACATAACTTTTGATAAACTAGTGTCACAAGTGTTTCCCGAAGACACCGACAAAGACAAAATTATAAACTTCCTTGACACTATCGGAAGAGATAAAGTTGAGAATGTTTTATCAAAAGGGTATGACGAACTTGCAGAATACACTAACGCATTCCAACAGAAGATGGAAATGGGTCGTGAAGTAATTGCAGACAGAGGTATTTGGACTGCAAAGAAAAGATATATTCTAAATGTATTTGATTCTGAAGGTGTAAGATATGAAACACCTAAACTTAAAATGATGGGTATTGAGACTGCAAAGTCTTCTACACCACAATGGGTCAGACAGAAACTTACAGACGCATTCAAAGTTGTTATGAATGGAACTGAACAAGAACTATGGGAGTTCGTAGAGACTGCACGAAAGGATTTTAGAAACCTTCCAGTAGAACAAATGTCTTCACCAAGAGGTTGTAATAATCTTGAACAGTATTCAGACCCAAACCATATATACAGTAAAGGGACACCCATACATGTTAGAGGTGCTTTACTTTACAATTATCAACTTAAGAAACTAAACATAGATAAACGATATGAGAATATCCGAAGTGGAAACAAGATTCTCTTTACCTATCTTAAATTACCTAACAAGTTAAATGAGAATGTTATATCTTATTCAAATGTCTTGCCAAGAGAATTAGAATTACAGAACTATATTGATTACGACAAACAATTTGATAAATCATTTATAGAACCATTGACTGCAGTTATCAGTAAGATTGGTTGGAATACCGAACCAGTTGCAAGTCTAGATTCATTCTTCTAAATACAAGTATGAAAGCATTTGTTATTACAGTTGACCACCCAAAATCTCATGAGAGTGCTGATAAATGTATAGAGTCTTGTGCAAAACAAGGTATACATGTAGAGAAGTTTAATGCAATAACTCCTAAAGATAATCCTATGGATATCATAAGAGACATTACAGGTAATACTAAACCTATGATGTTTGATAGAGAACCATTTCCCGAGAGAGTTGCGGCCTGTTTTGCTTCTCAACTTACACTATGGGATAAGTGTTCAAAAGATGGTGAACCTTATCTCATATTAGAACATGACGCAGTATTAGAACTACCCTTCCCACATGACTTAGAGTTTGATAGGTGTATTACACTTGGTAGACCTAGTTGGGGTACTCATTTAGATTCACCACAAACTTTATCAAAAAAATATAACGAAGGTGTTAATAAATTGAAAAGTCATTGTTTTATTGGCAATCATGCGATATTAATAAAACCCGAAGGTGCAAGAGATATTATAGAAGTAGCAGGAACAAGACCATTGGAACCTGCAGATACCTTTCTTTCAAATCATTACTTCACATTTTTAGAAGAATATTTTCCATGGCCTTTTGTAGTTAGAGAAACATTTTCTATGATTCAAGGAGATGCAAGTGGAGAAGGTAAAGCAAATACACTTCATATAAAAAACAATATAGACTTATGGACATATGAGGTAATAGACCCCGATGAAAACATTCATAATAACGATTAAAGGACACCCTTTATCAGAAAAGGAATCTAGGGAGTGTATAGAATCTGCAAAAGGATTCTATAAACATGAGATAGAAGTCTTTGACGCAATCACACCTAAAGGTGGATATCATCATATTCTAGGTGACAGACAAAACATATTTAATAATTACCCTAGACCTGATAGAGTTGCGGCTTGTTTTGCATCACACTATCTATTATGGAAGAAGTGTATAGAACTAAATGAACCCATACTTATACTAGAACATGACGCAGAGTTTGTTAGTGAGTTTCCCGATATAGATTTTGATATGTGTTGTACATTTGGAGAACCCACATACTATAGACCCGAACACATAGATTTTGATACACCTAAGTTAGACGGATTGAATACACTTACAGATAGGAATTTTTTAGGACACCATGCATATGCAATGAAACCTGAAGCCGCAAAGATATTTGTAGAAGATTGTGACACTACCGTGTTAAGTCCTAATGATTTATGGATGACAAAGGAAAGATATCCATGGTTGCAAGAGTATAGACCATTTCCAATAACTGCAAAGAAGAGTGCTTCTACAGTTCAAGATTATGTAGAAGTGGATATGAGTGTCTATGTGTCTGCAGATGATTTTCATTTTACAAACGGAACACAAGAACAAAGAGATTTTTTAAACAAATATTATTCTCGTGCTAAGATAGGACAAGATTGGGCATTTGACCAAGTAGAAATATAAATATTAATATGATTGAAGTCACCGATAACGCAATACAACAACTTATTAAAAAAGATGTTAAGTTTATAAGACTTGGGGTCACTGGTGGTGGTTGTGCAGGGTATGAATACTTCATAGAAGACACTTCAGACTTTATTAACATATCAGATAAACTTGTAAGTTTTGGAAAGTTTACTGTAGTGTTAGACGAAATGTCAGTTCCTTACTTAGAAGGGTCAACACTAGATTGGGTCAACGAAGGACTAAATGAATTTTTCAAAATTATAAACCCAAAGGAAGAATCAGTTTGTGGTTGTGGTGTTTCAGTGCAATTTAAAACTGTATAAATAATACTATGTACGAATATAAAGTTAAAGTAGTGAAAGTTGTCGATGGTGATACAGTAGATGTAGATATCGATTTAGGTTTCGGTATGGTCTATAAAAAACAAAGAGTCCGAATGGTTGGAATCGATACGCCAGAATCTAGAACTAGAGACAAAGTAGAAAAACTATTTGGTAAAGCTTCTAAAAAACACTTAAAAAAATTACTAGAAGAATGTGAAAGTATATCACTTGTATCACATGACAAAGGTAAGTTCGGAAGAATCTTAGGGACACTATATGCACATCATGTAGAAGGACACCCTGTATTCGGAAACAAAGTAGATATCAATACTCAAATGATTAAAGATTGTCATGCAGTAGTTTACAGTGGAGAGAATAAAGACTTGGTTGAACAACAACATTTAGATAACAGAAAATTTGTTATGGACAATGGATATGTGACTCAAGAGGAGATTGATAAGGTATCATGATTATTAGTGCATTAGACTGTTTCTACATAATATCAATTGCAAGTATTTTTGGTTTCATTATTATGATGGAAATGCAAATAAAACAAATCAAAACTATGATGGAAGAACACATTAAGTTTGACTGCATAGACGACCACAAAAAAGATTAAAAAACCCCTTTACAAATAAGACACTTTTGTGTATACTAGATAGTATATACATTTATGAGGAGTGTTTTATTATGTCATTTATAAAAGATTTAGTTAAATCCAGTGGAAACGAATACGCAGGTATTGTTTCTGATGGTGTGCAGGCTGGAGATGTTGATTCGTTCATTGATACGGGTTCACATATCTTTAATGCACTTCTTAGTGGTTCACTATATGGTGGACTTCCTTCAAACAAAATTACTGCAATCGCAGGAGAATCAGCAACAGGAAAAACTTTCTTTGCACTAGGAATGTGTAAACAATTCTTAGAAGATAATCCTGATTCTGCAGTACTGTATTTTGAATCCGAATCTGCAATCAGTAAGGAAATGATTGAGTCGAGAGGAATTGATTCTTCTAGATTTGTTATTATCCCAGTTGTGACCGTGCAGGAGTTCAGAACACAGGCAATCAGTATACTAGATAAGTATCTTGAAACTCCAAAAGACAAGAGACCACCTATGCTAATGTGTCTAGATTCCCTCGGTATGTTATCAACTACCAAAGAAATCGAAGACACTGCAGACGGTAAAGAGACTAGAGACATGACTCGTGCCCAAGTTGTTAAGGGTGCATTCAGAGTTCTAACTCTTAAACTTGGTCGTGCAGGAGTTCCTATGATTGTCACAAACCACACATATGATGTGATTGGTTCTATGTTCCCTCAAAAAGAAATGGGTGGTGGTAGTGGACTGAAGTATGCAGCTTCATCTATTATCTATCTCTCAAAGAAAAAAGAGAAGGAAGGAACCGAAGTAATTGGAAATATAATCCATTGTAAGAATGCAAAGAGTAGACTTACAGTTGAGAATAGAGTAGTTGATGTAAGACTATCCTATGACAAAGGATTAGATAGATATTACGGATTACTAGATATGGCACTTGCATTCGGTATCTTTAAGAAATCGTCTACAAGAGTGGAACTACCAAATGGTAAAACAGAATTTGGTAAGACAATCAACAACAATCCTACAAAATACTTTACTGAAGAAGTAATGGCATTATTAGAGGACAAGGCACAGGAATATTTCAAGTATGGCGAGACTAGAGACGACAATACTCAAGAATCTGATTCAGAGTAATTCTTTTTCACGAAAAGTGCTTCCTTTCATTAAGGAAGAGTATTTCAACGAAATAGACGAACAGACTGTATTTAAAGAAGTATATTCATACTTTGACAAATACAATAAATCCCCAACTGTAGAGGCACTTCTCATTAATCTAGACAATAGTACTACATTATCTGATAATATAGTGCAAGGGTCTAAGACAATTCTACAGAAAATGGGAACACCCGATGAAACTGCTGAAGAGTGGTTGGTAGACGAGACAGAGAAATGGTGCAAAGATAGAGCAATCTATATTGCAGTCATGGATTCTATCGAAGTGTTGGATGAAAAGTCTAAGAGGTCTAAAGGTGAGATACCCGAACTATTGAAAGATGCACTTTCCGTGTCCTTTGACACAAACATTGGACATGACCAAATTGAAGATTCAGACGCAAGGTTTGAGTTCTATCATACGGAAGAAGAGAAGATTCCGTTTGACTTAGAATACTTCAACAAGATTACCAAAGGTGGTTTACCCAACAAGACTTTAAATATATGTCTTGCAGGAACTGGTGTTGGTAAGTCATTGTTTATGTGTCATATGGCTGGTGCAGGACTTCTGATGAACAAGAATGTATTGTACATTACACTTGAAATGTCAGAGGAAAGAATTGCAGAAAGGATTGATGCAAACACATTAAACATTCCTATGAAAGATTTACCCGACTTATCTAAGAAACTCTTTGATAAGAAGATTGATAAAATTGCACAAAAGACTAAAGGTAAACTTATAATCAAAGAATATCCTACTGCATCTGCACATGTCGGTCACTTCAGACACTTACTACAAGAGTTGGAAATGAAGAAAGATTTTAAACCCGATATGATATTCATTGACTATCTAAACATATGTGCAAGTGCAAGAGTAAAGCCAGGTGCTGGTGCAAACTCTTATACCCTTATTAAATCTATTGCAGAAGAACTTAGAGGACTTGCAGTGGAGTTTGATGTACCTATTATGAGTGCAACCCAAACAACAAGAAGTGGATATGGTTCAACAGATGTAGAACTTACGGATACTTCAGAGTCCTTTGGATTACCTGCAACTGCAGACTTTATGTTTGCACTGATATCTTCTGAAGAACTAGAAGAGTTAGACCAAATGGTAGTGAAACAGTTAAAGAATAGATACAATGACCCAACCGTATTCAAAAGGTTTGTCATAGGTGTCGACAGAAGTCGTATGAAACTCTATGATTGTGAACAAGAAGCACAAGAAGAGTTGTATGAGAACACTACTGGTATTGATGATTCAATCCCTGTACATGACCGTGGAGGCAACACTAAATACAACGACTTCAAAATATAATGAACAAGAAGACTTTACAACCTATCGAAGTGATTAATAAGATTCAAGAAAAAATAGAGCTCAAAAAGAAACTTAGAGATAACAAAGAAGATAAGAAGGCCAAAAAAGAATTAGTCAAGATTGATAAACAGTTAAAGAATAGTACACTCTCTAAGATATGAAAGTTCTACTATTAGGTACTGGTCGTTGTGGAACTTCTAGACTTATTTGGGCATTGGGTGAACACTATAACATTCCGTTCACTTCCGAACCATTCAACTGGGATTATCAAAAAACTTCTAGACAAACAGAAGAGTATGTTGTATCCGATAATCATGCAATAAAATGTCTACCATGTTATCAACAATACATAGACCCCGAACTAAAAATACTTACACACGAGGAAGATGCAAGAGAAAGAACCCTTTGGTTTATGGATTTAAGTTTAAAGTTTGATAAAGTAATCTTAATGACTAGAAAAGATTTATCACAAAGATTATTATCGGTTCTACATGCACAAAAACATGGAACATGGTGGGAGAAGTACAACTTTAACCCTGTAGTCCTCACTGAAAAAGATAAACCAATTATAGACGATTTTTTCTATACAGAAAAGGTTATTAATTCTATATCACAACAACTTGCAATACCCATAACATACATGGAAGATTTATATACTAAAGATATAGAAAAATCTAAGGAAACATGGTTATCCTTTACACAAGACTTTGAATATAAAGGAGACAACTTTATTGAAATATATGAAAAATTCTTCTCTTCAATGCATAAACAAAGAACTTAAACTTATAAATAAACATATAATACGGAGAAATTATGCCTTATACAACAGACCAAATCGCAACTCAACAAGATGTTGTTGATACATTAAAAGAAGATATTAACTGGGTTAAAGATGTATCCTACAATTTTGTAGGTAAAGGTACATTTGGCCATAGTTGGAATGGAACAAGAACTGCATTTTGGGCAGATTGGAGAACCAACAATCCAAATGCAACATTTAGTGGAAAACCTGAAGGTGTCACTGCACTTGCCATAGATGCTGAAATTGTAAATAGTGAATATGACGATAGTGGAACTACAAAGATACCAAGTGTCATTTATAACTACTGGAATTGGGAAATGAACTCCGATGATGGATATGAGAATGGGGATTGGACTTCATGGATTTCTACAAAAGAATCAACTCTTACAACAGAGGAATCAACTCTTGCAACTATGCAAGCCGACCCTGCATAATAGAATCTAAACTTATATTATGAGAATTTTGATGATTGCCACGGGTAAGTGTGGTTCCAATTCATTAACAAATGCAATATCAGAAGACCACCATTTAACATGGGTAAATGAACCTTATAATGATTCAATGAATCATTCAGAAAGTCCTTATAGTATATCAGAGAAACGTGAGTTAGTCAATTCTGATAATGTTATTGTAAAGTGTATAAATGGACTGTATCAACATTCTAACTCTAAAACTCAATCCCCCTATGATGATATAGAAATACGAAATGAGTTCTTTAAGTCATTCTCTAAAACTTTTGATAAGGTAATCCTACTAGATAGAAGAAGTGAGTCTGATAGAATAATTTCAGTATTACATGCACATCAAAATAATACTTGGAGTCAAAAAGAAAAGTATGAAATTAAAGATGTGGTTCTTAATAAACACTGGGCTCCATACTTAGAACACATTTGTCACCAAACAGATTCAATCAATAAACTTTCAGACGACCTTGATTTACCTATATATCGTCTCGAAGATATTTGCACTAAAGACTATGAATTGTCAGAAAAAACTTATAATAATATTATAGGAACTAAGAACTGTAAATTTTCATATCTGTATGAAACCTACTTCCACCCTACACATAAACAGGGTATTAAAATTACCTAAATAGTAGACAGGAACAGATTTTTCTGTTATAATACTACTATGGGCGCAAAGAATTTACATTTAGAACACTTAGAAGACGAGATTATCAATCAAGGTATTGATGGTGGTCGTGGTGCGATAAACTTCTTAAGAGGTCTTAGAGACATGATGAAGGGCAATTCTAAATCTTCTGTAAATATGACTGTAAAATGGGACGGAGCTCCTGCAATCTTTTGTGGTAAGCACCCCGAAACTAATCAGTTCTTTGTTGCAAAAAAATCTCTATTTAATAAAGAACCTAAGTTCTATACTTCAGAACACGAAATTAAAAACTCAGACCTTTCGGGTCAACTACAAGAAAAATTCTTAACTTCATTTCAGTGTTTATCTAAACTATCTTGGAATACAATCATGCAAGGTGATTTAATGTATACTGATGATAAAACAAATAAAATTATAGATGGTAAAGAATATATAACTTTCCAACCAAACACTATTTTATATGCTGTAGATAAAGATTCTGAATTGGGTAAGACAATCGATAGTTCTAAAATGGGTATTGTGTTTCACACTACTTACACTGGTGGAACAATAGAAGACTTGTCTGCAAGTTTTGGTGCAAAGATATCCAATCTTGGAAGTAGTACAGATGTTTGGATAGATGATGCATCATATAAAGATGTGTCGGGTAATTCAACACTTACTGCAAAAGAAACACTTAAACTTACACAAGAATTATCTCTAGTCGGTAAAGCATTCCATGGAATCAAAAAAACAGACTTAGTTAAGTTTCAAAAAATACAGGAGACTATCGCAAAGAAAGGTGCAGGTGCAACTTACAAAACATATTGTAATACACTTATAAGAGGCGGCTCATACAAACCAACATACAATGGATACATGAAACATTTTGAAAATTACTGGAGAGATAAGGTAGTTGCAAAAGTTAAAATGGAAAAAACTAAACAAATTAAAACAGAGATTGGAGAACAACTTTATAACGAACTTCGTAGTTTAAATAAGTTCATTACCAATCTTACTAAGTTCATGGAACACTTAGTAATTGCAAAACAGTTGATTATTGAAGGACTAAATAGAGTAAAGAGTATAGGAACCTTTAAGAAAACAACAACAGGATTTGAAGTTGTAAATCCCGAGGGATATGTTGCAATTGATAAATCAGGAAGTGCAGTCAAACTTGTAGATAGAATGGAGTTTGCATTCAATAACTTTACTGCACAAAAAAACTGGGACAAGTAATGAAAAAGACATTCGGAAAATTTCTAACAGAGGCAAAAGACAAAGGTGCAGTTTTTACTTTTGGACGTTTCAATCCACCCACAACAGGTCATGGAAAGTTAGTAGATAAACTCAAAAAAGAAGCAAAAGGATATGAAGTTCTTTTGTTCTCTTCTCATTCAAATGATAAGTTAAAGAATCCCCTTTCACATAAAGATAAAATAAAATACCTAAGAAAGTTTTTTGGTCGTATTGTGGTAGACGCAGACGCAAGAACTGTATTCGATATTGCAAACGAATTACAACACAAAGGGTATAATAAAGTAAGAATGGTTGTGGGTTCAGACCGAGTAAAAGAATTTGAAATACTATTAAACAAATACAATGGAGTCAAAGCACGACATGGATACTATAAGTTTGAAAGTATAGAAGTAATCTCTGCAGGAGAAAGAGACCCCGAGGCAGATGATGTCAGTGGAATGTCTGCAAGTAAAATGAGAGCATATGCAGAGAAAGGTGATTTTGATAACTTTAAACTAGGAGTCCCTAGTAGAAAAAATAAAGATAAAGAACAATTATATAAAGATATTCGTAAAGGAATGGGTATTGCAGAAGGTACACTACCTGCATATATGTATGAAGACTTAATTACAGAAGGAGTCTATGACCCAGGCACGTTCAAAGCAGTTTTCTTTTCAGGTGGGCCAGGAAGTGGTAAGTCAACAGTAGTCGATGCACTTTCACTAAAAGCACTTGGTCTTAAACTAGTCAATACAGATAAAGCATTTGAGGTTGGTCTAAAAAAGGCAGGAATGACACTTGACCTTAGAGGTGCAGACTTTGATAAGGTAGACCCAATCCGTGCAAAAGCAAAAAAACTAACTGGTAAGAACATGGATAACTATATTGATGGTAGACTTGGGTTGATATTTGACACTACAAGTGCAAACCTTACAAAGGTAAAAGCATACAAAACAATGTTAGATAAAATCGGATACGAGTCAAAAATGATATACGTAAGTGCATCATTAGATAATGCACAAAAAAGAAATGCATCTAGACCAAGAAAATTACCAAAAGAAATAGTTAAACAAGACTGGGACAATGCACAAAAAAATGCACAATCCTTAAATAGGATATTCGGCAAAGACTACATTGAAGTCACAAATAATGACGATTTGAAATCACTAGAAACCAAAGCAAACAAACTCTATTCAAAACTCATGACATGGACTACTTCATTCCCAAGTAATAAACCTGCATTGAAGTGGAGAGAAACAGAACTACAGTCTAAAAAGACATAAATAGTATTATGGATATGTTAAACACATTACTAGAAAAGAAAAAGGTCGCACAAGATAAGGATATCAAAGACCGTGACGGTACTCAACCTAAGAAGTATTTTGCAAAAGATGCTGACGGTGATGAAATGGCAAAATCTACAAAAGACGCTCGTGCAAGACACTTCGAAAAAGGCAGAAAGGCTGCAGATGATGATGATTCTGCATATGAACCTGCACCAGGCGATAAGTCTGCAGAAACCAAACCCTCACAACACACTAAAAAATATAAAAAAATGTTTGGAGAAGTAGAAGAGGGTAAACTAGTTTCTAGTATTGCTGAGATTATTGATGCAATTTTTAAAACACTTAAACGAAAATTAGAATCGGAATATAAAAAGAACCCTGAAAAAGGTCTTGGTATGATTAACACCGTAGGGTCATTTATAGGTTATAAAGTGACTGATAAGAAACAAGAAAAAAATAAACTGTTCCTTAAGTTTGGTGATAACATACAAGAAGACGCGGCTGTTGATGCCGCTCAACTAAAGGCAAAACATGCTGAACAGATGGAAAGACTCAAGGCAAACCATGAACAAGAGTTAGAAGCACTTAAAGATAGACACGAAAGAGAAACTTCTAGAATAGACCAACAGAAAGAGAAAGAAACTCAAGACAAACAAATTCAATCTAAAAGAGACGCAGATAGAAAATCTGCAGAAAAGAAAAAGGAATCTCAACAAGAAGAAAGAGATTATAAAAAAGAGTATGCAGACTACCATTCAAAACCTGAACAGGTTAAAAGAAGAACAAAAAGAAATGAGGCACGAAGAAGTCTAAAAGATAGAAAAGATATAAAAGGAAAGGACGTTCATCATAAGGATAACAATCCCATGAACAACGATAAGTCTAACCTATCAATCGTATCACAAAAATATAATAGGTCTGAACCAAGACTTAGAAAACTAAAAGAGAAAGGGATATTACCAAATGGCAGGAAATAAACACGACAACGGTGTACATGAACAAGGTACAGACGAAACAAGAATGGCATATCAAGAAGACACGCCTGGTCAATCAGTAGAGAAGTATATCGAAGATAGAAATAAGGCATATCATGAAGAGGCCATAGAAAAGAAAAAGAAACACTTTAGTCAAGTGTTCCAAAACCCTTTAAAAGGATTCCCTTACAACGAAGAGTTTGAAGTGTCACTGAAAGAAGACACCGAATTATCAGAAATGACTCAAGAAGTTGAACTTGACGAAGATTTTATGAGTTTTCTTGCAGTTGCATTACCAACCTTTATAGGAATAAATACAGTCGCATTAGTAGGCCTCATGGCATCCGAAATGGCAGGATTTGATATTGTTGGTAAAACTGAAAAGGCATTAGAAAACATAAAAAGTAAATTTAAAAGAAATAAAAATTATAAACCTTCAAAAAGTGAACTAGAAACTCTTACAAAAATTGGTCAGGAAGTTAAAAAGAAAGACCCTAGTGCATACAAGAAAGCAGAAGCAAAAGCAAAAAGTATGAAAGAATCTTTTGAACCTCTAGAAGAAGGAACATTGGCTATTGGTCTTAAAGATAGAGACCCAAAAGAAAGAGCAAAAGCACAAGCACAACTGAAAGTAATGTTAAAGAAAATTGGTAATAAGAAAGTAGGTTCTAAAGAAGGTCAACAATTTGAATATGATATGGATTACGACATATTGTCAGATGATATATTGGCAGATGAGTTTGCAAATCCAAAAAACAAAAATATGAAGGTCAAAGACTTGTTGAAGAAACATTCAAAAAGACTTAATGTTAATTTTGACGAATCAGTAGAAGAAGGATTTGCAGACAGACAGAGAGAAAAAACTAAGTCTCAACAGAAAGCACATCAAAAATCAATGATTAAAATTGCAAGAAAATCTATCAAAGACTACGAGAAAAGAAATAAAAAGGAAGAGATAGAAGAAAATGCAGATGCATCTCTTAAAAAGAAATCAGAAAAGAGTGGTATATCAGTCGGTATTCTAAAACAAGTATACAACCGTGGAGTCGCCGCATGGAAGACTGGACATAGACCAGGCACAACTCCTGAGCAATGGGGACATGCACGTGTTAATTCTTTTATCACTAAAGGTAGTGGAACATGGGGTAAGGCAGATAAAGACCTCGCAAAGAAAGCTGGCGGGTAATGAAAACATTTAAAGAACTTGCAATCAACGAAACACTTGATACACTTCAAGAGTCTAATACTAATCTATTAGACAATCCGTTTAGATTGGGTTCTATGATGTACTTTGAGGTAATCAAAGAGGCAAGAAAGAGATTAAATGAAGGTCGATACACACTTACAGAGGTCGACAAACAAATTTTAGAGACTGATTTAGGAGAGTTTGATATATGTGAAGGTGAATTAGTACCTTTAGATTGTCCTATGATTGTTGAAGAAGAAGAAAAGGAACCTGAACTCAACAAACCAAAAGTCGGTGGGTCTAAGAAGTACTATGTCTATGTTAAAGACGGAGACAAGGTCAAAAAAATATCATGGGGAGACACTACAGGTCTTAAAGTTAAATTAAATAACAAAGACGCAAGAAAGTCTTTTGCCGCTCGTCATAAATGTGACCAACAGAATGACAAAACAAAGGCAGGATACTGGGCATGTAGATTACCACACTATGCAAAACAACTCGGATTGAGTGGTGGTGGGTCTTTTTTTTGGTAGACTAAATATAAGGAGATAATTATGAGTCAAGTGATACACGAATACAGAAATGATAACAGGACTGCAACAGTCCGATTAACTTCAGAAGGTTTTGAAGTTGACTTAGCAAAAGATAATGTTATAATAGAAACTAGACAGGTTCATAACCATAGTGAATCTTATGCAGAAGATGTTGCAGATAACTATGTGTTAGGGGTGTTTGATGTAAAAAAGAACGAGAAGGAAGGAAGTTTTTATGGCTATAGGGAAAGAACCGACAATTACTATCCAGGCGATGACTAATCCTTATACAGAAGAGATTCTAGAACAACATGGAACTGGTTTAAAGTTTGTGGTTAGAAGGTTTTCACATGATGTATCAGAAGAAGACCTAGTATGGCACAGAGACACTAAAAATAGAACCATACATATATTAGAAGGTTCAAAATGGGAGTTGCAGAAAGAAGATAAACTTCCAGTAGAATTAAAAGTAGGTGATGACTACTCTATAACTAAAATGGAGTACCATCGAGTAATAAAAGGTGAAGGAGACCTCGTAATAAGGTTCCCGATTATATAAATAATAGTACTATGAGTTATAAATCAGAAAACTGGAAAGAATCATTAGAACAAGTCCGTTCTCATGTTCAATTAAAAGAAGGTTCAATAGAAAAATCTGCTGAACAAATAATTGACGAAGAGATAGAGGCAGAACTTAGACTTTTTGAAACAGAAGTAATAGAAGAAGATATTCTATTAGAAGCATCTGCTGGTGCAATGATTGATAAGTTATTCAATCTTAAAGGTGATAAAGATTCACAATACGGTGTTGCAAAGATGCTATCTATGACTGGTGTCAAAGTAGTCCAATCAATGCAGAAACAAAACCCAAAAGGATTCGAAAAGTTAATTGTTCAGTTAGGTAAAGAGAAAAAGATTACACTACCTACCAACAATAAACTAATGGCAATGTTCAAAGATGCAGGTGTTAAACCTATAAAAGAAGAAGTTGAAGTTATAGAAGAAAAACTTTCAGTAGAAAAAACAATAGAAAAGTTGACAGAAAAGAATATGTTAGGTAGACTTGCTAAATCTATGGAACTTAATGAAAACAATAAAGAAAAGTTATTTAACTATTTCGACAAAGGGGAACTAAACCAATGATACATGACCTACCTAAAGACTTATTAGAAGCTTCTAAAACTTTACTCAAACAGGGTAAAGATTATGAAGACTTTTTTCAATCTGCACTTAAAAAATTTGGTGTGACTTCACCTGCAGAATTTAAATCAGACGAAGAAAAGAAAAAATTCTTTGACTATGTAGACAAAAACTATAAAGGTAAAACCGAAGAAGACGAATCAAAAAAAAAAGTTAACGAAGAACTTTTAGACGAAAACATTCAGAAAGTCGTCAAAATGTTTCCAAGAGATAACGATTGGAAAAAGTTAGTCACAAAATACAAAAGAGATATTGAGGCCATGCGAAAAAACAGTAAAGATTTACCTTCTAAAGTAGAAGATGAACTCTTAACGTGGGGATTCGACAACGGTGAAATCAAAAACGAAGATGATGCAGAAAACTTCATCGACAAGATATTAAATGCATAGGAGTTGAAATGAATTTATTTCAAGAATTAAAAGAACTCGCAAGAAAAGAATCTCTTAACGAGATATCTCAAGGTGCAATGATTCAAAAGGCAATAGATATTGCAACCTCAATGGGCGGTAATATGACAGGTGCTGTTAAAAGAATTGAAAAAATCAAAAGAGGTTTATCAAAAAATAAGAATGTTGCAAATGCATTAAGATTAGCAAACGAAGAAGTAGTATCAGAAAAATTTAAACCTTACCTACCAAAAGGTAGTGAAAGAGTAATAGACATGTATATCCAATTCAGAGGAAATGGAGAAGAGAAAGACTTTGCAAAGGCAAAGAAAATGGTCATGGATTATTCTAAGAAACATAAATTAGATATCAAAGACCACCCAAGAAACAAAGTATTTGGAACACCTCAAGAAGGTTCAAGTGCATATAAACTAAGTATCTATGCAAAGTTTACTAAAGACCCAAATCATGACCTTGCACCACTATACAAACAGTTATCCACACTAAAGACTGCAGAAGACCACGGTGGTGGTTATGCAGAACCAATCAAAGAAGAAACTGTATCAGAGAACTACAGAACAGCCGCAAGACATGGAATGGGAACTGAAGGTAAGAAAGAGGCAAGAGTAGGTTTAGAATTAGACTATTACGATAAAACTGGTGCAAAGCACATGGGTAAAATCGTAAAGAAAGACTCAAAAGGTTATACAGTTAAAGATGACAAGACTGGTAAGATGCATACTTTTGTTTACCATGACAGAGTAAAAGCAAAAAAATTCTTACAACAAGGTGATAACATACAAGAAAAAGTAGAGTATGCAGAATACAAATTCAGAAACAAAAGAGATGCTCAGAAAGCATTAGACTACTTTAAAAGTCAACAGTTAATCAAACTAGACATTAACGATGATGGATTGAGTCAAGGTGAACTTGCAATTGATGCTGGTAAGAAAGATATGACTAAACAACACAAAGAAGTGTTAAAGAAATTCAAACCAAAAGTTCTAACAACAGAAATGGCATCTGCACAACAGGCCGCAATTGCAATCGCAAAGAAAAAGAAAAATGAATCTGTTATGGATGCATACAGAGACATGTGGGAAGAGAATCTTAACGAAGAGATGATTACTTACAGAGTTAAGAAGATGCAGAGACCTGAAGAAGAGAAATTTAAAAAGTCTGCTAAGATGATGGGTTTAAAGATTACTATGGACAAAGGTAGAGACGATACAGTAATCGTTATGAGTGGAACTAAGAAGAAACTCAGAGACTTCGATTCAGTTGCAAGAGGTAAATCCTCATACGGAGACCCTTCAACAATATCACACTTTGACGAGAAGTAATATGCCATATAAAAGTTTAGTACAAGTAATTAAAGAACATAATACACCAGTAGAATTGGATGAGATTAAACAACAAGAAGTTGATGCACTGAAAAAACTATCTAAAGATATGCAGGCAGTTCTAAAAGGTTATCAGAAGATTGCTCGTATGGGTGACAAAGAACTTACGAACACAAAATACAATAAAGATTACGAAGCAGTTCTTAAATCAAGAGACGTTATCTTACAACTTATTGGTAAAGTAAACACTCAAAAGATTCTCAATAAAGAAGAGAAAACAGTAGACTTAGACGAAGGTCTAATACCAATGTATAAGAAAACTAAGTTTGAAGGTAAAGAGTTCGACAGAAAGAAAGAAATCAAAAGTTGTAAGGATATGATTAAAGCAATTCATAAAGTTGCAAAGATGCAAGATGCTATGCAATACACCGCTGAAACAGGTGGTGGACTTACAGGTGGAAACCCAAATAAAGTTTGGGAAAATCTAAGAGATGCAGAAAGAGCATTGTATGATTACATGGGTGGTATCGAAAGAGGTCATTACGATGGTGTCATAGACATGGACAGAGACTAATGGAAAAAATGCTCACAGCAGATGCAAGATATAAAATCTTCAAAGAGAAATTGAAGAAACTTGGATATGTTAAGAAGTCTGCAATGGAAGTCAAAAAAATCATGGAGAAAATCGGTGATTTTGGAATGATGTCTGATGCAGGGAATAAGAAAGTTGCTCGTGCAGTATCACAATCTAAGAATGAAAATGAACTTAGACAAAAATTAGAGAAAATCTCTAAAATGGCAAATGGTAAATATGCAGAGGCAGGTGAAGATGAAGTCATCAAAACTGCTGTAGGTGCATTATCAGACAAGTCCACTGGTACACAATCATGGGCAGATAAGAATGTATTTGTACAGTTAGGTCAGTTCAGAGACTTATCTAATGTCAAAGACGGAGAAGTATCAACCAACGACAATAAGAAAACTAAGGTCAAAAGGGACGATGCAGTTAAAGTTTATGACACTTTAATGAAAGTTAAGGCACCTCTTAGGCATAAATACATACAGTTATTACAGAAAGACGCTAAGTCTTTCAAAAAGACTTTTGACGCAGTGTTAAAAGTTTCAAAATAGGAGAAAAAAATGGCACTTTGGGGAATTACAGACGGCGCAGAGTCTAAACCAAAATACCTAAAACAGGAAGATAAGAACAACACTATTGCAAAAGCAGAAGGTTGGGTATTAAAGAAAACTGTTGGTTCAAGAAACTTAGAAGAAGTTCTTGTTGCAGTAGGTTCTGCTACTAACCTTGCAACTGCAATTGCAGAGGCAACAATCACTGGAGTATGGTTCAAGGCTGCATCATATGACCAAGGTGACACTGCAACTGTTGTTGTTAACTGGAATGAAAATGTAGATATCACTAACGGTGCAACATTAGTTGTCACTGGTTCAGTCACTGGTTCAATCACTGCAACTGCAGCTGCACAAACTGGTGTTAACAATGGTGAGTTCACATTTACAGTCCCATCTCAAGCAGAAGATTTATCAATCGGTGCTGGTTCTATAACAGGAACTATTGTTGATAATGGAACTTCTACTGTATCAGATAAGGCATTTGCCACTGGTGACAGATTGGGTGCTACTGGAACAGGTACATACGCAGACATTACTATTAGTTAATCATGGCTTGGGTCACGATAACTGGTTCGAATAACATATGGGAGTATGAAAATACTGCAACTAAATCAGATGCAGATACATACTCCGATTCGAATGGTACAGTTGCAAACGGTATTAGAACATTTACATCAATTGGTGGTAATACTGAAAGAGTCTACATTAAGTGTAGAAAAATTGGTGAAACAATAATTCGTGGAGAATTAAATAAAAATTTCTACGATAATCAATAGGAAAAATTATGAAATCATTTAAAAATTTTATAACAGAAGCACAAGGAATAGATTTAAGAACTTCAGAGAAAGTTCCTTATGATATTAATGACGCAGATGTTAAGAACAAAATTAATGCAATCTTAGGACACACTGCAGTATCAGAGTACTTAAATCCTATGTCTGCAGTTAAACAAATGGAAGCGAAACTATCTCTATTGGGATTAAATAGAACTAGTGTACCATCAGAAGACCCAAGAAATGAAACTTCAGACGTAGAGTTTACTGAAGGAACTGGTTCATTCACAATGCCATTCTCAAGATATGGTCAAATCATGGGTAAATCAGTAGATACACCTATTGATGAAATTGAAAAAGAAGAAGTAGTTTACAATCTAAACATCAGATACGAACAATTAGAAACAGGTTCTTACAAAGTATACGGTGAGTTAGGGTAAATCTTTCTCTTACACTATATAATAGTGTAAATACAATTTAATTATATTATGGGTCTATTTGACAAACTAACAACAAAAAACTTTAGTGCATTCGCACTACAGAACTATGACGACCCTCAATGCGAAGACATGGAAGACTTCGAGGAGGACTTACGTAGGTTCAGATACTTCAAACGATTACTTCATAGATACTATGAATCAGGAGAAATGAGAGAGCGACTCATGTTGAATCATATCATAACATTATTTAATGTTTTTGGGTATGATGCATGTATGAGAATGTTAGAGTTTAAGATAAAGGAACCAAGATATTGGTGTTCAATTAAAACCATGTTGTTGTACTTAGGATACATAGAAGAGACATGGAGACCTGATATTCCATTAGAAGACGAATTGGTAGAAAGATTAAGAGATTTATAGTGTGCTGGTTTAGCTCAGTTGGTAGAGCAACTGATTTGTAATCAGTAGGTCGTCAGTTCGAACCCGACAACCAGCACCATTTTAACCTTTCTAAACACCTAAATAGTAGTATGAGTAAGTTAATCAACACATTAATAGTTTTTAAGATTATAAAGATGTTAACAACACCTTTTGAAAAGACTAAAGCATATGAGTTAGGTCTTATTGATAGAATGGGTGTGAGACAAAAAGACAGAAAAGTAGAGACTCGAGACGAAAAGGCTGCATACACTATGTTAGACCGACTAGTGTTTAATCTTAAAAGAGTTATAGAAAAAGTACCATTCGGTAAATCTAAATTTGCATCATATGCTATTGCACTTGCACTACTAAAAGAAGAAACTCAAATGACTGCAAGTCAGACTGATGAACTATGTGAAGACTTTTATAAGTATCTCAAAGAATATGGTTTACTAGAGGTAGAAGATTTAACTGAAGCTGCAAAGATTCCTACTGGATTGGTAGGAGAGACTTATAGACTAAGACGACAATTAAAAGAACAAAACGACAAAATTTATCCTGAAAAAACTGAAATACAATTAGTGGGAGAACATAGTATTATCTATGGAATCAAACTATATGTTGGCAAGATTGAAGAGGATAGGGTGTTGGTGACTGCAGATGACTTATATTAAGAATATACTAGAGGTTAATAATTTAGTATTCGATAAAGACCCACCTAAAAAATTTAAAAAGAAAGAGGCAGATAAACTCTTTGACGATAAGTGGTTGGACATGAAAGTCCCCGAACCACCTAAAAACGATTCAAGACAAACACTCGGAGAAATCAATGAAATAATTGATAGAAGAGAAATGTTATCAGATTTCAATAAAAAGGTCTACATACACACAAATAAAGATACTTCTTATTATATAAAGGAACACTTGGATAGTCAAGACCTAGAGTATGATTTAAAGGACATAGAACGCATTACAGACAGTGCTAAACACATTGGTAGATATTATAAGAACAAGTTCAATAGACCAAGACCTAGACAAATTGCAGAGAAATTAGGAATTGATAAGTTTACATACGAAAAATTAGAGACGACAGGTTCCCCTGCATATCCTTCTAATCATGCATTACAGGCACGAATGGTCGCACATTACTATGGTGAAAAGTACCCTGCACAAAAGAAATACCTTCTCAAGGCGGCTGACATGAGTGCAGAGGGACGAGTGAATGCAGGAGTACACTATCCTTCAGATAAACAATGTGCATATATGATTGCAGATACAATTAAAGACTATTTCAAAACAGATAAATTAACTGAAGATGCACCTATGAATGCAACAGGAAGTGCAGTATCAACAGACGTACCTATTGTTCGTAAAAAGAAAAAACATGTCCCAAATCTTGTCTTTGATAAGATATACAGACGCAAGTAAATTATGATTAAATATTTGAATTATATAGCCCTAATAACATCTATAACTATTGCAGGTATCGCCGCATACTTTTCAGTTATAGGTATGGCAACTATATTCGCAGGTGCATATCTTGGAACTATAGTAATGATGACTGCATTAGAAGTTGGTAAACTAGTCACGGCTGCATATCTTCACCTTGCATGGGATAAAATGAACTACCTTAAATGGTATCTCCTTACTTCTGTTGGAGTATTAATGTTAATTACTTCATTGGGTATTTTTGGGTATCTATCCAAGGCAAACATTGAAGTGTCATTAGTTGGTGATGGAAACAACTTAGAATTATCTATACTTGACACTAGAATAAACGCAGAGAAAGGTAAGATAGAAAGATATCAAGATAGAGTTGCAAACTTAGACCTAGTGCTATCTACTGGTAGACCACAAGATAGAAACTATATCAATAGACAACAGAGAGACGAGAGAAAACAAATTGCAGAAGATATAGATACCTCAATTGGTTTAATTACTGGATATACTGAAGATAAACTACCCATACAGAGAAAACAATTACAACAAGACTCTAAAATAGGGCCGATTAAGTATGTTGCAGAGGTGATATACGGTCAAGAGGAGAGTGTCAAGTATCTTGACAACGCAGTTAGATGGGTCATTTATGCACTTATCTTTGTGTTTGACCCACTTGCAGTGCTACTATTGGTGACTTCAATAGGACTTATTCAACACCCTATTACAGGTAATAAAAAGAAACCACTTATGCCTTCACAAAAAATTGTATTACAAGTACCAAAAAAGAAGGTTCTAGACTTGTCAAAAGATAAATAATAGGTTAATATTAACTTAGGAGAACAATATGTCAGATAGTTATACAGACCCGAATGGAGTTGTAATCACAATTCCTAAAGTCGAGACTAGTCTTGCAGATAGAAAAGCTTGGTTTGAAGGTGCAGGAGCACCTGTACAACCTGATGGGTATGCAGAAATGGCAGATGATGATGCACAAAAAGTATCATATGACGAGTCACTTGCAACTAATACAGCTCAAATCGCAGAAGTACAAGCATTAATAGACGCAGAATAGTCCTAAAAACCCCTTGAAATAATGTGCATTTAGTGTTATACTAAATGCATGTTATGGTTAGAAAGGAAATACCTTTCTATGGTTATGGTTCAATTAGACCAAGCCAAATGGAAGAATGATAATACACTGAATCATCGGTGTAATTATTGTGGCGATTCACAAAAAAATACATACAAATGCAGAGGTTATCACTTTGTTGTAGACCAGTCTTTTGTATATAAATGTCATAATTGTGGTAAGTCCACATCTTCTCAGTCTTTTATCAAAGACCATTTCCCAACCGTACATAAAGAGTTTGTTAAAGAACTTATAACAGAAAAACACGGTAAGAAAAAGAGTGATAACAGAAGAATGCCAAGTGCGAATGCATTTAAGTTCACTCCAAAAAAAGAATTACTAAATACAGAACATAAGGGTGTAATGAGTATTGAGAACTTGAAATTTATTTGTAAAAATTGTGATGAAGTTGCAATTGCAAATGAATATCTAAGTAAACGACAAATACCAAAACACCATTACAAAGATTTATGGTTTACTGAAAATCCACAATCTTTATCTTTCTTATCACCTAAGTATAAAGATAGAGTTTTAGGAACAGACCCAAGAATTGTATTGCCATTTCTCAGAGATGGTGAACTCATAGGTATCAGTGGCAGAGCAATCAATAACTCTCCACTTAGATACTTAACTATGAGATTCAGAGATGACCTTCCACTCATCTTCAATCTAGATAACGTGGACAAAACAAAAACTATCTATGTGACCGAAGGCCCGATTGATAGTTTATTCCTACCAAATAGTATTGCAGTCGGTGGTAGTGACTTTAAGAAAATCGACAGTGATATAAAATCAAACAGTGTAATAATATATGACAATGAGCCTAGGAATATTGAAATACTTAAGAAGATAGAAGAAGTTGTGGACTTAGGATTCAATGTATGTTTGTGGAATGACAAAAGAGTACATGACTTAAAAGATATCAACGAAATGGTAATGAGTGGGTTGACAAAGGAAGAAGTTAAGAGTATAATAGATAAGTCTACATTTAGTGGTCTACAGGCAAAGTTAAAATTTAAGGAATATAAGAAAGTATGAATGCAGATATAAGAGTTGTTAAGTCAGATGGGTCAAAGGTAGATATAAATTTAGATAAGATTCATAGAATGGTAGAAAAGGCCTGTGCAGGTATTACAGGTGTATCAGAATCATTAGTTGAAATGAATAGTGGATTACAATTCTATGATGGAATTACAACACAAGAAATTCAGAAAATTTTAGTTAAGTCTGCAAGTGATTTGATTACACTAGAAAACCCTAATTACCAATTTGTTGCAGCTAGACTACTACTATTTGGAATACAGAAACAAGTGTTCAATACTAAATGGAAAGATTCAGAGATATATCCACCATTAGGAGAAATCATACAAAGAAACATAGACTATGGTGTGTATGATGGAGATATATTAAATCACTATACTGAAGACGAAATAGAAGAGTTAAACAAATATATCAAACATGGTAGAGATACAGACTTTACTTATGCAGGATTACAACAAATAGTAGACAAGTACTTAGTACAAGATAGGTCTGCAAATATTGTATTTGAAACACCACAATTTATGTACATGTTAATTGCAATGGTGTTGTTCAGAAACTATACAAACAAATTAGATTATACAAAGAGGTATTATGACGCAATCTCAACATTCAAAATCAATATCCCTACTCCAATTATGGCAGGAGTTAGAACTCCTCTTAGACAATTTGCAAGTTGTGTACTCGTTGACTCAGACGACACTCTCGGGAGTATCTTCTCGTCTGATATGGCTATCGGAAGATATGTTGCACAAAGGGCAGGTATCGGTATCAACGCTGGAAGAATTAGAGGAATCGGTTCAAGGATTAGAGGAGGTGAAGTCCAACATACAGGAGTTGTCCCTTTCCTTAAAAAATTTGAATCAACAGTTCGTTGTTGCACTCAAAACGGTGTCCGAGGAGGAAGTGCAACAGTTCATTTCCCAATATGGCACCAAGAAATCGAAGACATTATTGTCCTAAAGAATAACAAAGGAACAGAAGATAACAGAGTTAGAAAGTTAGATTACTCTATTCAGTTATCTGAATTGTTCTACAAAAGATTTCTTGCAAATGAAGAGATAACATTATTCTCTCCAAATGATGTAGAAGGATTATATGATGCATTTGGTACACCCGAGTTTGATGAACTTTATGAAAAGTATGAACGTGCAACATCAATACCAAAAACAAAAGTTAGTGCAAGAGAACTAATAACAAATTTACTAAAAGAACGTGCAGAGACTGGTAGAATATATATTATGAATATTGACCATTGTAATGAACATAGTAGTTTCCTTGACAAAGTAAACATGAGTAATCTTTGTCAAGAAATTACTTTACCTACAGACCCGATAGAACATATTGACGGTGAAGGTGAAATTGCATTGTGTATATTGAGTGCTGTCAATGTGGGTATTATTAAGGAAGAAGAGTTAGAGAATCTATGTGACCTCGCAGTCAGAGGATTAGAAGAACTTATTGACTACCAACAATACCCAGTTGAGGCCGCAGAGAGGTCAACACTTGCAAGAAGAAGTCTTGGTATTGGATACATTGGACTCGCACATTTCCTTGCAAAGAACAAGGTTAAGTATGACGACCCTAAGGCATGGGAACTAGTACATGAACTTACAGAGTCATTTCAATACAACCTTCTAAGGGCATCTAATAATATTGCAAAAGAAAGAGGTGCATGTGAATACTTTGATAGAACTAAGTATGCACAAGGACTATTACCAATAGACCACTATAAGAAAGACGTAGATGAACTTGCAAATCCTAAATTAAGATATGATTGGGAACAACTTAGAACAGACATAAAAGAATATGGTTTAAGACATTCAACATTGTCTGCACAAATGCCTTCAGAGAGTTCTAGTGTTGTATCTAATGCAACAAATGGTATTGAACCACCAAGAGATTACTTATCAGTTAAGAAGAGTAAAAAGGGAACACTAAAACAAGTCGTACCACAATACTCACATTTAAAGAATAGTTATACACTACTATGGGATATGCCTTCTAATGAAGGATATATAAATGTTGTTGCAGTAATGCAGAAGTTCTTTGACCAGGCAATTAGTGGAAACTGGTCTTATAATCCCGAGAACTATGATAACGGAGAAGTTCCAATATCAGTTATGGCAAAAGATTTACTCAACACATATAAATACGGTTGGAAAACATCATATTATCAGAATACTATGGACGGTAAGACTGAAGATGTAATTGAAGATACTCCTTTACCATTAGGAGAGGAAGACAATGAGGAGGATTGTGACGCCTGTGCAATATAAAGATAAAACAGTAAAAATAAAAAGAATTACAGATGACCCAAAAGAAAAACCTGTAATTGGTTGGACGAATGAAGAAACTTTACACTTTATGGAAAAGGGATATGTGGTTTTAAGAAAGTTTATACCACAAGAAATCATTGATATGACTATGGACGTATGGAAGACTATTGAACATAACGAACAAGTCCATGATGCAGTTTTTATTTTAGAAGAAGATATAATTCATGAATCTCCACCCGAGACACTATTTAAATCTCATGGGGGTCACACTAGTCCTATGGGTGTTATGATGCACAATTACTTAACAAAAAGATTATCTGAAGTTATAGATTTATCTTTAAAGGAAACATATACTTACACTAGAAAGTACGATAGAGGTGCATATTTAACTGCACATACTGATAGACCTTCATGCGAAGTTAGTTCTACCATATGTTTAGACTATAAGTCAGATGATGGTTCTCCATGGAAGATATGGGTCAAGAATGATGACAACTATGTACAAAAAGAAGATGGGTCTCCATTTGAACATCAAGAAATAGTAGACATGTCTCAAGGTGTTCCTTTAAGAGAACGAAAGAAAGACCCTAGTATGAAATGTATTACATTAGAGGTTGGAGATTTGTTATTGTATCAAGGCCCGAATGTGATTCATTGGAGAGATACTTTTGTTGGAGACTATACATACCACATGTTTTGTCATTGGTTCAATGAACTAGGTATGTTAAACGAGGCTCCAGGCGCAATGACTGATGTCGAACCCAATATGCCAACTTTAAGAAATGTTCTTGCATACGATGGAAGACCAACTAGATATCATACAGGTAATGAACAATCAGAAGAATTTAAAAGATTTGCCCAAGAATGGAATAAAGAAAAGGATAAAAGAAAATATTCCAATAACTATTATCATATAGAAAGAGCAGAAAAATGACAGTATTTAATAAAAAAAATGTAGACTTTAAAAAGAATAAGATATTCTTCGGAGAGTCACTCAACACACAAAGATTTGATGAGTTCAAGTATCCAATATTTGATAAACTTACTCAAACACAATTAGGATTCTTTTGGAGACCCGAAGAGGTATCTCTACAGAAAGATAGAAGTGACTACAACTCATTATCTGATGCACAAAAACATATTTTTACTTCTAACCTAAGATACCAAACACTTTTAGATTCAGTGCAGGGTAGGGCGCCATCCATAGCATTCTTACCATTTGTCTCTCTACCCGAACTGGAGTCATGTATTATAACTTGGGATTTTATGGAGACTATACATTCACGCTCTTATACTCATGTTATAAAGAATGTGTATAGTAATCCTTCAGAGATATTTGATACAATTATAGACGAAGAGGCAATTGTAAAACGTGCAGAAATGGTCACTGAAAAGTATGATGAGTTTATAGCACTAGGTCGTAGAAGATTACTTGGATTAAAAGTAGACGATTATGACCTTTATAAGGCACTATATCTTGCACTTATATCAGTTAACATATTAGAAGGACTTAGATTCTTTGTGTCATTCGCATGTAGTTTTGGTTTTGGAGAACTTAAACTTATGGAAGGTAGTGCAAAGATTATCTCTCTGATTGCAAGAGACGAGTCACAACACCTTGCAATATCACAACACATACTTAAGGCATATAAAAATCAAGAGAATGACCCAATAATGAATAAGGTTATGAAAGATTGTGAACCCGAAGTATACAAAATGTATGAAGACGCAGTAGAACAAGAGAAGGAATGGGCTGAGTTTTTATTCCAACATGGTTCAATGATTGGTCTTTCTACACAACTACTAGGAAACTATGTTGAGTATATTGCAAACAAGAGACTTCGTGCAATAGGATTAAAACCTATATATGATATCTCTTCAACAAACAACCCTTTACCATGGACACAACATTGGTTCAACAGTAGAGGACTACAGAACGCACCACAAGAGACAGAGATTGAGTCGTATGTCATTGGTGGTATCAAACAAGATGTTGACGACTCTACATTCGAGGACTTTAAACTATGATTGAAATATACGGAAAAGATAATTGCCCTTATTGCGATAAGGCAAAAGCACTATGTGAAAGAAAGGGATTGGATTATCAATACAAACTACTGAGTTTTGATTTTACTAGAGAAGAAATGTTTGAAATGTTTCCAACTGCAAGAACCTTTCCACAAATCAAAGTTGATGGAAATGCAATCGGTGGATACACTGAATTAGAGGAAATACTTAACGTAGAAGACTAATGAAATCATTTAGGTTATATCTTCCAAAAGAATCTGAACAGAATGTTCAGTGTGAAAGATGGAAACATCTTTTTAAGATGATTGATAGAATCCATAATGAAGTTAGAGTCTACATTTCGGGTATAGAGTTTTCTGAAAAGGATGCAAAATACCCATTACCATATGCAGTAATAGAAGGCAAGAGAGTTTCATTTGAACACTTATATGATATGGTTATGATAAAAACTGGTAAAGCTGAGGACGATTATATCCCAAAGGAAGATAATGGACAAGATTAAAGAAGATAAGTTCTGTAATGAATGCACTACAGAATGTACAATAGAACACTATGGTGAATATGAATTACTATATTGTCCTTTTTGTGGTGAAGAATATGATGAAGATGAATAATGGATATATTTTGCAAAGACTCTAAAATGTTGAAGATTGCAATTAATCTTGCAGAACAACTTGAAATCGCAGACGAACACAATGTTGCAGTTTATGTCAAACGATTACCACCCTCTTTCCAACAGAAAGGAATCATAGAATACCCTAGACACTTCAAAGACTCAACACATATTGATATCTATATCAAATATGACTCAGAAAGATATATTACACTTGCACATGAAATGGTACATTTAAGACAAGTTTTGACTGATGGAGTTATAGATGAAAATGAGGCATACACCTTAGAAAAGACACTAAAAGTGCTTGACAATGGGTAGCACTTTATAGTATACTAACAGTATGGAAAATAAAGTAATAAAGAGAATCTTCGTTGATATGGACGGAGTACTAGCAGATTTCAACACTGGTGTTGAAACATTGACAGGGAGAGAGTTCCCTAACACCGACCAAGGTCATAATGACTATGACGAAAGGAAGGAAGAGTTAACAAACAAAAGACTGTTCAGAAACTTACCACCTATGCCAGATATGTATGACTTAGTTGCATACATCAGACATACAGGACTTCCTTGGGAAATCCTAACTGCGGCTGGTGTTATCAACAGAGAATTAGTGGTGTTCGATAAGAACGAGTGGATAAGAGAACATGTCAGTCCTTCAGTGGTAGTCACTTGTACTATGACTGGTAGTCAAAAAGGTATGTTTGCAATCAAGGGGAGTGTCCTCATTGACGACAGACAGAAGAACCTTGATGCATGGGAGAAACATGGTGGAATTGGTATCTTACACACTAGTGCAGAAGACACCATTGCACAACTGAAAGAACTAAGAAACAGTTAATTTCAGACGACTAAATAATAGACTGGTTATCCAGTCTATTCGCATATGAGGAACATAATGGAAAAATTGAAAGATAAACTAATAAGATTTTGGAGATGGATATTCGCAGAAGAATATAATATTACCATATACCGTCAATCAGAAGTATCGGGTCAAATGTATAAGTCTACTTATACTGCTCGTAAACTTTTGATTCAGAAAGAAAAACACTTAAAGTTCAGAGATTGGGATACCAAAAAAATGGTAGAGATTCGCTCGTCCAGTGGATTGGACTATAAAATAGAGGAGATATAATGAATCAATTTTTTATAGCAATTATATTGGTACTTGGATTAAGTTCTTGGTATCTGTTTAATGAAAATCAAACACTCACTGCAAATAATGTAAAATTAGAATCTGCAGTAGAGGAACAGAAACAGACTATCCAAGCAATTAAGGATAATCTTGAAAAACAAGGAAAGGCACTTCAGAACATGCAGAGAAAGAATGCACAAATAGAGGCCGATAAAGACAAGTACTTGTCTATATTATCAAAACACAACTTTGAGAAACTTGCAATTGCAAAGCCAGGGTTGATGGAAATAAGATTTAATAATGGAACAGACGAAGTATTAAGGGAGTTAGAAAATGACACTAAGAACATTAGTAATATTGACGACACTAGTTCTAACGACTAGTGCATGTTCCCTACTGGGAACAAAACAGATTGAGGTAGTATCAAAACCAGTTCAACTGGATATCATACAACCAACATTACCAAGAGAGATATCTCTACAAACACCAAAGTGGTATGTTGTATCAGAGGCACGAATAGTTAATCCATGTGTTAAGTCTTTATCATATGAACCTAAGAGATTCAATGACGAAGGTGTAGAACAATTCAAAAGACCAAAAACTTGTGATTTGACTGAAAGAGAGAATCCCGAGTGGCCAGTTGGATACACTTACTTGGATAGATTTCTTGACGACATGAAAGACCAAAACAATGGAGATGTTGTATTTGTTGCAACGACTGTTGGGGACTATAAAAAAATGACAATCAACAATCAAGAGATT